AACTGTCATGTGACATACATGGAGGATGATCATGTTTGAACGAATTTTCGGAAATACTATGGGATAGTTCTAAAGTTACATGTACCAATATGGAACTTGTCATTGGGCATTGACATTTCAAAAAACGTGCCATATTGATGACAAAGGAGAATGAAAATGGATATCAAGGAACGTGCTGAATTGTTTGGCCGATACTGGCACCGAAACCAGAAGTATGGTGATCTGTCATATACAAGCCATCTAGAGGATGTTGCCGCGCTGGTTGATTTGGCGTCTAATCGGTATGCCCTTTCTGATGAAGATTATGATGTAGCATATGCTGCCGCATGGTTGCATGACATTGTGGAAGATACCGAAGTTGAACCATACACCATTCATAATGAATTCGGCCATCGGATTTATGATATTATGATGGCCGTTACCGATCCATTTACACCAAATTGGACTCGTGAACAAAAGAAGGATCACGTTTATAAGAAGATGCAAAAAGCAGAACGCTTGGCGACGATGGTCAAGCTTTGTGATCGTGCCGCCAATGTGGAATTCGGTAACATGACCAAAAACGAAAAGAAGCTGGATATGTACCGAAAGGAACATCCGGAATTCAAGTCCGCTCTTTATATTCCCGGTGAATATGACTGGCTTTGGGAACGAATTGAGAGATATTTGAATGCGAGCAAATAAGGTTTTGGTAACAGGTGGTCGCGATTGGAAGCCCAATGATGTTGACTATGTTTATCTGCAATTGGATCAAATTCACCGATCAACTCCTATATCTGTCTTGATCAACGGCAAGGCAAAAGGATTTGACACCATTTGTCGGAATTGGGCGATTGATCGCGACATTGCCACGATTGATTGCCCGGCTGATTGGAAACTATACGGGAATGGAGCCGGTCTAATTCGCAATCGCGAAATGTTTGATAAGTATCATCCAGACATGTTGATTGTTGGTGATGGTAATACAGGAACGGCGGATATGTTGGGATATGTCAAGTCCAAGGTTGGACCGGAGTTCCCCATTCTTTTCATTCATAAGCCTCTTGACAAGCCTTGAATGAAGTCTTATATAGGAATGGTAAAGGAGATTTGATCATGGCCTATGATTATGACACCAGCGTTTTGAGTGATCTTCACAAGGCCGCTCGCGGTTTTCGTCCCGGCAAACTGTTTTGGGAAACTTTGGAGACGGTGACCGAAAATGAAAAGCAGAAAATTTGGGATCGTTTGATTCAAGAAGTGGAAGACAGTATTGAATTAGAACGTAACCAGAAACAGCGCGCCTTGGCCGACTATGAAAAGGCTCTTGATGAATTGATCAAGGTAGGCGCACCCAATAAGGAAACCGCGATGCGCTGGTATCTGGAATCGCTTGAAATGGATTTGCAACAAGGTGGCGAATATGTTTGCTGTTTCCTTGGGCTTGACTATAGTATGGCCGGTGAATTTGATGTTGTCATTCACAAGCCCCATAATGCATGAATTTGTTTTGTCCACAATCAAACACTCTTTTCCATCCATTATTCAACATGTTTTCTGTTGATGACAATGTTTCGTCATATCGGCTTCCCAATAACACAGGAAGCCGATGTTTTTGGCATTGATATCGACTCAATCGTTCTGTTTTCTTGAACCAAAAGAAACCGGGTGTTGAATGCCCCTCATATTGAAATCCAGCCGTTCCATGAACATTTCCTTCAAAAATTCTACGATCCGAGTAAGACACCATGGTTTTGTCCGAAAAATGTGTCATTATTCTGGACAATCCCCCTGTAACAGACATACCTTTTACATTACAAAACCGAATCAATTCCAGTTCAACTGACTTGTCAAACCTTGGCTTGGATAAGCCAACAATGGAAACAAGTGAATTGTCATATTGTAATCCAATACGAATTTTGGATGGAATATATCCTTGAATGTGGTTCTCGTTTAAGAAATTTTTATATTCTTCGTTGGAAATATCTGTTCTGATAATACATTGTCTTGCTCCTATGGTTTTGTTCATTCCCAATCTATGGTGGATCATTGAAAGAACAATATCCCGCTTTTCAATGATTTCATAATCCCAAAATTGCAACAAGGTTATTCCTTTTTCGTTGCAATGATTCATTTTATTCAAATGTCGTTGTCTATCTTCCGAATGCCAATATAGACCATTGATTTCAATTGCGAGCTTCTTTTCCGGATAATATATATCCAATTCCAGAGGGTATATGATTTTTCTGTCATTGGTAATGAATCCCGAAGGAAGCAATTCGGCAAAATTTCGCTGTAATTTTTGATGATCGGGAGCATGAATCTTGTATTCTAGACCGATTTGTCTAAACCAATCATAGATGGTTTTTTGAGTAACCCCAAAAATTTCGGCGATTTCATGGGCTTTCATTCCTTTATTGTAGTTCAAATCATACAATTCCTCCAATGGTGGACATGAATTTTGTCTTAGCCCATTGCCGTTACCGCGACCGTATCTTTCAATGTTGGTTGTAACTCTTTGTTTGGAGTTATTGTAATTCCTGTCGCCCCAACGAAGGGATTTGGTGTCATTGCTCTTTTCCTTGAATTCATCGGTTTGAAAATATGAGGAAACACCATATTTTTTCAATGTTGTTTCTTTTGTTTTTTCCACAATCTTTTTCATGTCGCGATTGTTGGATATTTTTTTATTGCGTGTGTCATCTGAATATGAGCATTGTGATGAACAATATTGCTGATAGCCGGAATGAAACTGTTTGAATTTCAAATGATTTCCACAACGACATTTCGGAATTTCTCTTGACATAGAGTGATAAATATGATAAAGTGATTGAAATATGTTATCAAACGGATATTGATTTTGAATCCATTCATAATGATTTGCGAATTGACGGTTTATCCACCATTCCGAGTTTGAAATTCGGTTATTTATTCGTGTTTTATCCATGGTTAACAGATTGTTTTCAATCCAGTTTTTGTCAACTAAAACCATTTAAAGGACTCCTATGCAAATTCAACTTGATATAGAACGCATTCGTAAAAATAAACTCTTTATTGCTACGCCAATGTATGGCGGTCAAGCAGCAGGTCTTTATATCAAATCCATTCTGGATTTGCAAGGTATGCTTTTTCAAAATGGTATAGAAAACAGGTATAGTTTTCTTTTTAATGAAAGTTTGATTACCCGTGCTAGAAATTATTTAGCAGATGAATTTTTGCGTTCGGACGCAACACATTTGCTGTTCATTGATTCTGACATTGAATTTCAGGCAATGGATGTTCTTGCCATGATGCATTTTGACAAGGATATCATAGGTGGTCCATATCCAAAGAAAACAATCAAATGGGGTAATATTGATTCTGCCTATAAAAAGGCGCAAATTGAAGGCAAAACCCTTAATCCCGATGTTCTGGAAGCCTTGGGCGGAGATTACGTATTCAATCCTGTTCCGGGCACAAAACAATTTCGCACAGACGATTTGATAGAAGTCATGGAAATCGGAACTGGTTTCATGATGATCAAACGCGAAGTTTTTGAACAATTCATTGAAGAATATCCACATTTAAGATACAAGCCAGACCATGCGGGTGCTGCCAATTTTGACGGCACCCGTTATATTCATGCGTTTTTTGATACGGTTATTGATCCAGACACACATAGATATTTGAGTGAAGATTACTTTTTCTGCATCGATTCACAAGCTAGAATTGTGACGGAAGATGGCCCGAAAACCATTCATGATATCGTTAAAAACAAATATTTTGGCAAAGTTCTTAGTATAAATCCAAATAATAACAAAAAGGAATGGAAACAGATTGTGGATTGGTCTGTTCGTTCTAACAAAAATCTTGGAAAGAAATGGATAAAATTGATTCCAGACAATAATAATAACAGGCTTCCGAATTTAATATGTACAAGTGATCATAAAGTGGCTTATCTGAATGATGTAATGTCAATCAATGAAGGTGATATCAATTACATTGAATCAAGTTCAATGGCCGGGAAATATTCTGTCAGAGAAATTCAACAAAACGAAAATGCATTATATTCCAGTGAACAAATGGAGTTCTTGATTGGATCGTTGCTTGGTGATTCACATATCAACAAGAATGGTCAAATGTCATTCACACATTCTGAAAAACAAAGAGAATATCTTGAACTAAAACAAAAAATATTCAATGGTGGAACCATTTATACAAACAAGAGTTCTAATAATTCTTTCAAAAAAGACAACTTACAATCTAGTTTTGTTTTGCCGGTTAATGCACAAACCAAAAAATTAAGAAGTTTGTTTTATGATGAAAATGGCAAGAGAACCATAAAGAATATTACCGATTATATCACAGAAAAATCTTTGGCGTTCTGGTATATGGACGATGCTTCAATAAGCAAACAAAACATTGTGTTGCACACAGAAGCATTGTCATATGAAGATAATGTATTGCTAACAACATTTTTTGATGAAAGATTTGGATTAAAACCAGTTATAGATGAAATTCATAGAAAGTATAAAGACGAGGAACGTATATATTATCATTTGCGCTTTAATAATGAAGATAGTTTGAAATTTTACAACATTATTATTTCATATATTCCAGAATTTATGAAATGGAAATTGCCTAGTGAATATAAGACCATTGCAAATTATCAATACGATTATGATAATCTGCGCGTATTGGAATTTTCTGCTCGTTACATTAAAGATGTAAAATATCTTGAAAATTATCGCGGAAAATTGTATGATATTACCGTAAATGATAACCATAACTTTTTCGCCAATGGAAGTTTGGTTCATAATTGTCAAATGGCACGCGCCATGGGCCGTTCTGTTTGGTATTGCCCATGGATGCAGACCACACATGTTGGAACATATGGTTTCAAGGGAAATCTTCCTGTAATTGCAAATTTGGTAGGAACTCTTTGATATGAGAAAAATTATTGGACTTGTTGGTTTTATCGGTTCTGGTAAGAACACTATCGGTGATTATTTGGTGAAACATGGGTATCGCCCTCTTTCTTTTGCTTCTGCATTGAAAGATGCCACGTCATTGATGTTTGGTTGGGACCGCCAAATGCTTGAAGGATCAACAAAAGAATCCAGAGAATGGCGGGAAAAGAAAGATGTCTGGTGGAGTAACGCCCTTGGATGGGAAGTGACTCCACGCTCTGTTTTGCAACTTATGGGTACAGAAGCTGGCCGACATGTATTTGGTGAGAACATTTGGGTCGCTATCATATTGAATCAAATAGAAAATTTATACCCAAATGATAATATTGTAATCACAGATTGTAGATTCTGCAATGAAATTGAATCCTTGACTTCTATAGGTGGTTTGGTGTATCATATTGAACGTGAAAAACCAGAATGGTTTGATACTGCTTATAATGAGCGCGTCAATGGAATTGAAGGGCAAATGGCCTCAAAATTTCCGAAAATTCATGTTTCAGAATGGGATTGGATGAAGTATTATGATACAATTCCAATTATTGAAAATGATAGTACAATCAATGATTTATATGAAAAAGTGAATGAAAGGATCATTCAATGAAATTATCTGAAAATACATTAGCTATATTGAAAAATTATGCCAATATTAATACCGGGATCGTGCTAAAACCCGGCAAAGTTGTGGAAACAGTCAATCAATCATCAACTCTCCGAAGTTTTGCGAACATTTCAGAAACAATTCCTGTTGTGTTTGGCATCTATGACTTGACGACATTCCTCGCCAATGTTTCACAATTGGGCGGAAAAGATGTTAATATTCAATTTGATGATCATAAACTAGTTTTATCTAATGAAAGTGGTTTTTCTCTTGATTATTATGGCGCGGAACCACAGTTAATTAAGCATCCAACAAAAGAAATTATTGAAATCACACCAGATGTTGAATTTACTATTCATAATCAACATTTTGATAAGATGCTTAAGCTTGCATCATTGAATTCATTTAAGAATTTCTCTTTTGTTGGTGAAGATGATGGTCTTTATGTCAAAGTATTCAATGTCGTAGATGGAAATGCCGTAAGTAATTCAGGAAAATTCCGAATTGGTGATAATCCGAATGGTGTATTTGAAGCCCGCTTTTTGGTAGAAAATATGAAGTATTTGCCGTTGGATTACAATGTAAAGTTGAATCATGAAGGTGTCGCAGAATTCAAGAGTATGGATGATAATATCACGTATGTTACAGTAATGCAGGAGACGGAATAATGTCAAATAACACATACAATTACACCGAAGAAGACAAGAAGAAAATCAAGGGTGCCATTCAGGAATTGAATGACTCATTTACCCGCATTGCAGCCGAACGCGACTTGCAAAAATCCATTCTGACAGACATGAATGATAAGGTCGGAATTGACAAAAAACTCTTGCGAAAACTGGCCAAAACATATTATAATGGTTCATTCGCGACGGATCGCGCCGACAATGAAGATTTTGAAACGGCCTATGATCAAATTATTGGCGTTTTGGTATAATGGAATGGAAAATATATGGAAATAGCCAAAGTAATCAATGATTTACGAATTATAAGTAGTGATCATTCAATAGAAGAAATAGCCAATAATACAATTCAATTGATTGAACAATTAATTGCTGAAAATGGTAAATTGAAAGAACATCTTGCCAATGCAAGATGGAATAATGAATATGTTCGCGATCTAGAAGAAAAGATGCATCATTATGGTGGTGGTTGGCAATGAGAAATGTTGATGAATTGTTGGAATCTTTATATCGGATTCACAATCCAGAAAAAATAGAAATAGGATTTGATCAACCAGAATGTACACTTCTGGAAATTATTGAAGTTATTCAACATTTGAAGACCGAAAATCAAAAATTATTTCGTGTTTTGGGTGAATTGTTTGTTCAACTTCGCGATGAAGAAAATAAAAAGGTTTATGTTTAATGGCAGAAGAATTTATTTGGTCACAGAAATATCGTCCCAAGACAATTGAAGATTGTGTTCTTCCTCCACGGCTGAAAAACCCATTGTTATCATATGTCAATGAAGGACAGATTACCAACAATCTCTTGTTTGAAGGCCCGCCCGGTTCCGGAAAAACAACTGCCGCTCGCGCATTATGTGAGGAAATTGGGTTGGATTATATGGTAATCAATTCGTCCGAAGAACGCGGAATTGATGTTTTTCGTACAAAAATCATGGACTTCGCTAGCACAATTTCATTGACTGGTAATGGTAAGTGTGTTATTCTTGATGAAGCTGATTTCTTGACTCCGGAAGCACAAGCAGCCTTCCGTGGTGTGATTGAAAAGGTATCAAAACACTGTACCTTTATCATTACCTGTAATTATTCAGCAAAATTGATGGATGCAATTCAAAGTCGTATGGCAACCTACAGTTTCCGATTTGATCGCAAAGAATCGGATGAACTTAAGGTAAAAATGTTTAAGCGAATCAAGGAAATCTTGAAATCCGAGAATGTCATATCAGAAGATAAAGCCATTGTCAAGCTCATGGAAAAATATTTTCCAGATTTTCGTAAGACATTGGAAGAATTGCAGCGTTATTCTTTCGGCGGAAAATTTGATATGACTGCCGTGGAACAAATAGGAAGTTCCGCCAGCATCAATAAGCTTATTGAATTTATCAAAGAAAAGAATTTTGGCAAGGTTCGTCAATGGCTGGCAGAAAATCATGATCTGGATTCAGTCGGGATTTTCCGCAAGATTTATGATGGGTTGTATGATTGGCTTTCTCCGGATTCAATTCCCGGTGTAATTATATTGATTGGCCGCTATCAATTTCAACATGGAATGGTTCCTGATCCGGAAATTAATTTAGCGGCTTTTCTGGTAGAGCTTATGGTGGAAGCGAAATTTAAATGACAATAGATGAATCAACGAAAAGAGCATTCCAGCGTTATAAGGAAATGCTGGAAAAATATCCTCCAAAAGAACACACAGATAATTTTTCCGCTTTGCAAAATCGCGACAAATTGGCACACTGTCATTGGATGTGTGACCGTATGATTTCACCCGAAACCGATCATTATTCATTAGACAAAAAATCCAGATGGTTAGGGTTTATTCAGGGTGTATTGATCATGTGTAACTTGACAACAATAGAAAAGGAAAGAAACATAACAAGACCATGGTTTAGTAATAAAGGTGAATAAAAATGACTGATTTATTTAAAGAAGCATTACCTTCAATCATGCATACAAAGAAGGAAATCTTCATTGATGACTTGGAAAAAAATGAATTCTATAACAAAAATTCATATATCATAAACAAGTCTTTGTCAATGCATATTGATTGTGTAATTCCAGCCAATTTGATGAACATGTTTCACAACTTGGACGGGAAATTGAAACATGATTTCTTCATGAATACCCTTAGAGCATATAAGCGACCGTTTTCATATGCAAAGAAGGTTAAATATGAAGACTTAAATACTATTAAAGAATATTATGGTGTAAGTAATAATAGAGCGAAAGAAATGCGCTCTTTGTTGTCTGCTTCACAAGTGAATGAACTGAAAAAAAGACTTGATAAAGGTGGAGTTAATAAAAATGATTGATTTGGTGTGGGTTAAGTTGAATAAGCCCGATGATTTTCTTATTGTCAAGGAAACCTTGACGCGAATTGGTATTCCTTCAAAGTTGGAAAACAAGTTGACACAAACTTGTCATATCCTGCACAAACAGGGAAAATATGCTATTGTGCATTTCAAGGAATTATTTCTTCTGGACGGCAAGAAAGCCGATCTGACAGAAGAAGACAAGGCAAGACGAAATACCATTGCTAACCTGTTGGAAGAATGGGAACTTGTGACCTTGGAAGACCCAAAGAAAACCAAGAATAATACCGTGTCTCTTTCAAAGCTGAAAATTCTGTCTAATAAAGACAAAAAAGACTGGACTCTAGTAAGCAAGTATTCTATTGGAAATAAAAAGGTTTCAACAGAATGATCAAGAAAACACTTTATGTCCATCGCCAACTATTGAATGCAAATGATATCAGAGATTGGGCCAAGAAGGAAAAAATTCCTTCCATGCTTCCCACCTATGATTTGCATGTAACGGTTGCATTCAGTCGTGATATCATGTTATGGCCAAAATCAAAGGATAATATTCTCCAAATCCCGGATGTACAAACAAAAATTGGTTGGTTGGGCCGTGACGAACCTTCTGTTCTCGTTTTGAAATTTGAAAGCAAATATCTTCAAAATCGCTGGCAGGAATTTCGCGATATGGGAGCAAGTTGGGATTTTCCGGAATATACTCCACATATCACTATTTCATGGCAATGCAAGGGATTGGGACTCAATCCGAAGCCATATAAGGGGGATTTGTGGTTTGGTCCGGAAATTTTTGATGTTGTTAACGAAAATGCTGAAAAAGAAATTCGGGAAGTCTCTCCATGAGTTTGAAAAAAGCAGATAAAAATCCTGTAAATGGAATTGCTTTAAAATTTGATAATGTTTCTTCATACCGATATCCTGTAATTTATAGGGTTAGTGATGGCCAAGTCATTTATAGTTCTTATAACCGACCTTATATGGGTACATTAAGGGATGCGTATAATATTTTTAAGAAAGTTGCCGGTTCATGCAAGAGTTTAGAAGGTATCCGAACACGCGAAGATATGTCAGAACGTAATGTTGAAGACATTAAAAAGCTTGGATTTATTTTTATCGGCGGACCTTCCGGCACATGCACATTGAATGATGAATATCTGAATAAATACAAAGTCAAATTAGGAGAATAATTAATGAAATTGACATTTTACAAACTTGATCCATCGGTTAATGTTCCGAAGAAGGCCACAACAGGCTCTGCCTGTTTTGATTTGGAGTATCGCCCATGGCAAAAACCATCGGTTGTCAATGTTTGGCGCGCCCAAGATCGCTCACCAAGGGATAGACTCATTAATGCAGCCGATGGTAGCATCATACTGATGCCCGGTGAAAGAGCATTGTTGCCGACTGGTTTGATAGCAAATATTCCGGAAGGATATTCTTTGCGTGCCCATCCACGATCTGGAAAGTCAATCAAGGAAGGATTGACTCTTATCAACGCCGAAGGTGTTATTGATTCTGATTATGTTGAAGAAATCATGATTACCATTATCAATCATGGTCCGGAAGCCAAAATTATGCCGGGTGACCGAATGGCACAACTTGAACTTGTACAGACACTTGAATACGATATTGGCGAAACCAAAAAACGACCGGGACAAAAGACTGAAAGAGCCGGAGGATTTGGTTCAACAGGAAAGTGATAGATGTTTTTCTACAGCACCAATCCAAATGATCATTGGAAAGATATGCGGATTCCGCCTGTTTTAACAGCTACGGTGGTAACTCCTACGATTGCATCCAATAAACTCACAAGAGCAATTGAATCCGTACTCAATCAAAAAACCAAATATCAGGTTCAACACCTTCTTGTGATAGATGGTCCAGAAGCCGCTGCAAAATTGCCACAATTGCATGATAATATTAGACTAATGAGACTTCCGTGGAATGTCGGTGCGAATGGCTTTTATGGCCATCGCATTTATGCAGCCAGTAGTCACCTTATAAATACAGATGCAGTATTCTTCTTGGATGAAGATAATTTTTATTCGGAAGATCATGTAGAAACATGTATGGAGAAGTTAAATGGCAACATATTTTTGGATTTTACTTATTCTTTTAGGAATATATGTGATGTATCGGGCACCTTTATAGCCATTGACCGATTTGAATCCATCGGAAAAGCCCCTTTAAATCTTGTTGATACATCAAGTTATTGTTTCAGAACACCATTTTTAGAAAAATATGGTCACTTGTGGCATAACAAATGGGGAGCAGATAGAATGTTTTTCCAATCCGTAAAGGATTTGGCAAAATATGAATCAACAGGATTGGCAACATTGAATTATTGTCTGGATGGTAATCCCGGTTCTCCTACAAGAGAATTTTTTGAGCATGGAAATCAACAACATGGTTGGTTAAGCAATGGATTTTCAAAATTATGAGTAAAAATGTCATTGTTGGTGCGATAACAAACTATGAAACCAAAGATATTGAACCTTGGGTTGAATCTGTTATCCGGAATGTTCCAAATGCAGAAGTTTACATGATATGCAAGGACATTGGTCAAAAAACACAAAATTATTTGTCTGAAAAAGGTGTCAATGTTACATCGGTTCCCTCAAAAATTCCCGGTGGAAATATCTGCGTAGAACGATTTAATTTCTACAAAATTTTAGTCAAATTACAATTGAATCCAGAAGATATAGTTCTTGCGACGGATGTTAAGGATGTTGTTTTTCAGGATGATCCATTCCCACGTATCCGCAATGCTTTCAATCAATCCGGAACATCAATTTTACTGACAAGTGAAGGTATAACATATGAAAATGAGTTGTGGGGGAAACAAAACATGGCACTTTCTTTTGGTAATGCCGTCCTGAATGAAATGCTTCCAATCATCATTCATAATGCCGGTGTTTTTGGTGGTATTGCAAAAGAATTTTCTATATTAAGTGATATGATTTATCGTTACAGTCTTTCCACTGGAAAAATGTATGTTGAAGGCGGCGGGGGGCCTGATCAAGCCGCGTTGAATGTCCTTGTCAATAATCCATTCATACAACCTTATTGTGTTTCTAGTTCAACCATAGCCTGTCAATGTGGTACAGTAAATAATCCTGCATATACAGATAAAATTACACAGTTGGGAGGCGCATTGAAAGATGATGGTTATGTATATCATCCCAATGGTACAAAATTTCCAGTTGTGCATCAATATGATAGAATTCCGGAATGGAATAAGGTAATCAAGGAAAAATATTCATCATGAAGAATTTTTGGACTTATAAGACCGATTATCCAACTCCACAATTGCAATATGCGCTTCAATTGGGAGCGATTTCACCAGAAACAGTTATTGAAGAATGGGATAAATTAACACCGGGTTTTAAGCGGGAAATTATACGATCCACTATCAAGGAAAAGAAATGACTATAGCAATCATCAAGCCATATATCAAGCGATTGTCCAAGAGAAAAGACAAACTTTCTGCCAAGATTTTTGAACATAAGAATACCATCAAGAGCGAACTTGAAACTTGGGATTTATTTGATTCCATTAACAAAAATGTTGAAGATAACGATTTGATCGTTTTTGATTACAACAAAATTTCAAAAGAAACCGAAAAGAAGTTTGAACAGCAATGGGGTGATTTGGCAATCCAAGGATGGTTCATTTTCAAGGATGGTGATGAAAATCGTGTCAAGGTCAAGGATTTCCGCAAGCGAAACAAAATTACATCAATTATGACCATTCTTGACGGTTGGATTTTTTTCCAGAAAGAAGATTATTCCGACCGCCAGACAAAACCAGTAGTTGTACAACCACAAGAAGAAATTTTAGAAGAACCCGATTGGTCTGGTTCTCACATGAAAGA